GATGGCGGTGCTCGTGTTATTACCAATGGCGTCATGCTCCGCGAAGACTGGCAAGCTCTGGTTCCAAGCAGCATCATCGGTAGGATGTATGAGGGTTTCTACTTAGGTAGTTACGACGACGGCTCTGGCCGCAAAGGTTTCCTCATTGATCCCAATGGCGGCGGTATTTACTTCTTGGACGTCGGCTACGAAGCTATGTACTTTGACAGTCTGAAAGATCAGCTGTATGTCTTAACAGGTACAAACGTCGGCAAGTGGGATACTGGTACATCGCTGACCTATCGCTCACGTAGCAAGCCCTTCCGTCAGGGTTCGCCGATTAACTTTGCAGCTGCCGTGGTGGTAGCCAACGCTTACCCCGTTACATTCCGCTTGTATGCAGATGGCGCTCTTAAGCACACGCAGACTGTTGCAGACCGCAATCCGTTTAGATTGCCTAGCGGCTACCGCGCATTTGAATTTCAGATTGAGCTCGAGGGTACAAACCCAGTGCAAGACGTTGCTATCGCGACATCTGTTGAGGAACTCAAACAGCTATGAGAAACGACATCCCAAGCGACAGCGCCAGTAACTTTGGCTCTCGCGTTCGCGAAACCTTGATGACCTATTTAGGCAAGCAGGGCGACCCGCTTGACCGCGGTATCACGATTCGTGACTTGGTCGATTCTGGCTTTGCGTCTCTCAGCAACTTTAAGTTCGGTGGCGGCTCTGCCCCGCTTATTGCTGGCCCATCCATCACTGATGCATATGTTCCTGATTTAACACCGCCGCCTACACCTACTGGGTTTACTGCTACCGCTGCGATTTCAAACATCATCATTGAGTGCGATGACCCAGTCTACTCACAAGGCCATGGCCACAGATTGTCTCGTATTTATGGCGCTACTCGTGCAGGTAGTGCACCTCAGCCTGTTTTTGCAGACGCTGTTGAGATTACCCAGTTTTCTGGTGCAGTTACGTCTTACTCTACAAACCCAGCCACCGAGTGGCACTTGTGGATCAAATGGGAGTCTATTGATGGCGTTCTTAGTGTTAACCCTGCTGGCGGAACCAACGGTCTTGTAGTTACGACCGGCCAAGATGTAGCGAAGCTTCTTGAAGCCCTGACTGGGGAACTTACAGCAGCACAGCTTTATACCGACCTAGGCGCTCGCATTGATTTAATTGATGCTGCAGCCAGTGTTCCCGGGTCAGTCAATGCTCGCGTTGGTGCGGTGCAAGCACAGGTCAACGACATTCAGAATACTCCTGCGTACTCTAATACTGAGACCTATGCGACAAACGACCTAGTTACTTACAACGGCGCTATTTACCAAGCCAAGTCAACTACGACTGGCAATCTACCAACCAACACCACTTACTGGACAAAGGTCGGTGACTACACATCACTGGGTCAGGTTGTTGCTGCACACACGACTCAGATTGCAACAGTTGTTAGCGATTTAAGTGCAGAGTCAACTCTTCGCCAATCCCTTAGCGCCCAAGTCAATGACGCTACAACTGGCCTGCCAGCGACTCGCTCGACTTTGCTGACGAACTACTACACCAAGGCAGCAACCGATTCAGCCATTAGTTCTGCAACAAGCACGCTGGTTTCCACAACGGCATTAAACACTGCTCTCGGTAACTACACTACTACCGCGGGTTTGGTGGCGGACTACTACACAAAGACAGCGACAGATTCTGCAATCAGCTCGGCTACGCAGTTCTTAGTTTCTACGACTGCGCTAAACACGGCTCTAACCGCGTACACCAACACAGCTACGCTGACTGCCAACTACTACACCAAGACAGCCGCAGACTCGGCCATTAGCCAAGCAACTCAGAACTTGGTTTCCACGACTGCGTTAAATACTGCGCTCAGTGCATATACCAACACGGCTACCCTGAACTCGCTGTACTACACCAAGACAGGTGCGGACTCTGCAATTAGTGCGGCTACGTCTAACTTGGTTTCAACAACTGCACTGAACACAGCTCTTGGTAGTTATACAACCACGGCGTCCCTGACAACAAACTACTACACCAAGACTCAGGCTGACAGTGCGATTAGTTCCGCGACGACCAATTTGGTTTCAAACAGTGGCTTAGCTACGACACTAGGCAATTACCCTACTAACGCCACACTGACAACAAACTACTACACCAAGACGGCCACGGACTCGGCAATCAGTTCTGCTACGTCTACGCTTGTCTCAACCAGTACACTAAACAACTACACAACGACTGCGGCGTTGCAGGCTAACTACTTCACCAAGGCTAGCGGTACTGCGCTTGAAGGCAAGTACACGGTCAAGGTTGACCTAAACGGTTATGTCTCTGGCTTTGGTCTAGCTTCTACTGCCAACGACGCTACGGCTACCAGTACCTTTGCTGTTCGTTCTGACTCGTTCTACATTGCAAGCCCTAGCGGCCCGGGCATCACGCCCACGATGCCGTTTATTGTCCGGACAACACCCGTAACTATTGGCGGTGTAGAGGTTCCTGTTGGTGTGTATATCACTGATGGCTACATCCAGAACGGCACGATCACTAACGCTAAGATTGCCAATCTCGCGGTGGACAACGCCAAGATTGCTTCCTTGTCTGCTGACAAAATCAGAGCGGGCTCAATCAGCGTTGGTCAGTACGTCCAGTCCTCTAACTACGTCTCTGGCTCTGCTGGCTGGAAGATCGACGGTAATGGTGTTGCCGAGTTCGCGGCTGCCTCGATTCGTGGTCAGTTGGTGGCGTCTCAGATTAACTCTGCGGGCTTGTCCATCTACGCGGCTGACGGTTCTGTGCTTTTGTCCGCAGGTTCCTCTGTCGGCGCTAGTTCTTTCTCAGGTAACGTCACTGGGTCTGTGGCTGGTACTGCCGCTTCGACTGTTGTCAATACGGCCAACACTGCTGCCTCGACTGCTAATACCGCTAACTCTACGGCAAATTCTGCCGCCTCTGCGGCTTCTACGGCTCAGGGTACTGCCAACTCGGCTGTCTCTGCGGCCTCTACTGCACAGAACACGGCTAACAACGCTGCCTCCGCAGCTTCAACTGCTCAATCCACTGCTAACGCCGCTGCCTCTGCAGCCTCGGCTGCTCAATCCGCTGCTGACGCAAAACTTGCAAGGGCTGGTGCTCAGGTTCTGACTGGCCCTGTGACGCTAAACGCAGCATCCGCAATCACTGTGGGCAACCCTGCGCTAAACGGCCAACCCGGCTTTAATGGTTTCTACATCGGTAGCACGGGTATTGTTGGTACTCAGAACGGCCTAACAACTTTTGCTCTGGACAATGCAGGTAACGCCACGTTTAAGGGTAATCTGACTGGCGCGTCTGGTACGTTTGGTGGTAATCTGGCAGTAGGTAGTAACCCTGCGGTATCTGGCGCGTCGATGACTGGAACAGGCGCAATCATTAATAGCGGCGGCACGTTCGCTTTGGGTAATACTACGAACAACATTTCGTTTAACGGCTCAAACATTACGCTGAACGGGGATGTTATTGCAACCGGTAACCTAAAGACAAATTCTGTTACAAATACTCTTATCGACAGCTTTAATGGCGTTAAATCCCTCTTAAACAGTCACGCTAGAACGTGGCAACCCGCTGCTAACGTTTCAGCTTACATAGCAAATACCGGTTCGACTTTGCTTATTTCATGTACAGGACAGAGTGTTGTTGGTCTTGTTGCGGGAACTGAGGGGGAAACTTATGTCTACCCCCCTGCTTTTAGGTTAGTTCGCAATGGCGTTGTTGTGTACCACAAACCTGTCGGGGAACCCATTATGAATATTGCAGATAAAGACCTGCCTATTGGTAATTACAACTATGTGTTCGAAATGCAAAACCCCAGCCACGATAGTATTTATTTTGGTGCTTATCAATTGGCAGGGATAAATTTCCCGCTACTTAATGTCACGGAACTAAAGCGATGAAATTTACGATTTACGATTCTACGACTGGGCAGATTAGCAGTGTCAGAGATTGCCCTGACATTACACAACAAGTTTTAAACCCGCTACATAGTTATATTGAAGGTGACTACAGCGGGGTGGACTACTATATTGACAACGGAGCGCCTGTTCCTTTTCCGCCTCATGACTACATTTATGCTAATTTTGACTACACAACCAAGACTTGGGTAGAAGACACTAGACGCCTTACACACGACGTTCTGACAAAAAGACAAAAGCTCCTAGCGTCCTCAGACTGGACTCAACTGCCTGATGTTCCGTTGGCTACTAAAACTGCATGGGCAACCTACCGACAAGAGCTGCGTGACATCACGGCACAATCCGGTTATCCTACAGAAATCATCTGGCCAACTCCACCGCAATAAGACATAATACGCACATGGCAGAACTTGTCTTTGACCAGAAAGATCGTATTGGCGCTTGGGTTGCTGAGCGTGTCGGTCAGAACGCAGACTGGGGAAGTTTCTACGCGCTCGGTGTCATGCAGGGTGACGAGGTTCTAGCCGGAGTAGTCATAAACAACTACAATGGATCAAACGCTACATGTCATATAGCCATCGCACGGCAGACGAAGCAAATCATTCCCCTCTTCGAGCATGTGTGCAACTATGCATTTAACCACTGCCAGTTAAAAAGACTCACTGGTATGGTGCCCACAAATGAACCACATATCATAGAATTCGATAAGCATCTTGGGTTTGAAGAAGAGTTTGTAATGAAAGACGGCGCTCCCGGCGCTGATATGCAGATTTTGGTAATGCGGCCTGACACCTGTCGTTGGCTGCGCAAGGAGTAAATATGGGCGGAAAATCAGCAGCACCACCAGACTATTCGGCTATGGCCGCTGCCACGGAACGTGGTATTGCTACTGCAGAGCGTCTAGGCAATCGTCAAATGGACTTTGCACAGCGTCAGTACGAGGAAATGAAACCTCTGGCTGAACGAGTTGCTGCCCAGCAAATGGCTGCCCAAGAACAGCAGATGCAGCAGGCGCAGGACTATTACGACTACCAACAGAAAACGTTTCGCCCGCTGGAGCAAGGTCTTGTTGCGCAAGTACAACAGTACAACACCGAAGGTAACAGAGCTCAGCTTGCCGCTCAGGCTTCTGCTGATGCAGCTAACGCATTCCAATCTGCTCAAGGTGTAAGTAATCGTGAGATGGCTCGCCGTGGTATCAATGCTTCGTCTGGTGCTGCTCTGATGATGAGAAACCAGAACGCTCTTGGTCTTGCAGGTATGACTGCAGGTGCAGCCACCAACGCTCGTCGCCAAGCTGAACAAACCGGTTTCGCTCGCAGCATGGATGTTACTGGTTTGGGTCGTGGTCTTGCAGGTGCTTCGCTCGGTGCATATCAAGGTGCTAATGCTTCTGGCGCTGCGGGTCTTGGCTCAGCAATGTCTGCTGGTAATCAGTATGGGCAAGCGTTTGGTCAGGGTGCTGGTTACATGATGGGCGGTGCTCAGATGGGTCTCACAGGCCAAGGTCAAATTCTCGGCTCTCAAACAAGTGCATACAACACTGGCGTTAATGCTCAAGGTCAAATGCTTGGTACGTTGGCAGGCGCTGGTCTTACAGCCGCATTTAAATACTCTGATCGTCGCCTCAAAGAAAATATTGAGAACGTTGGCCGCGATGAGCGCACCATGTTGCCGCTCTATGAGTTTGAGTACATTGGTGGAACTGGCAAACGCTTCTTGGGCGTGATGGCTGATGATGTTGAGAAACGCTACCCAGAGATGGTCTTCACAATGCCTGACGGCTACAAAGCAGTTAACTACGCCGGTCTCGGCATTGAGATGTTGGAGGTTTAATCATGGGATTTGCATCGGGATTTCAGGTAGGCTCACAAGCCGTCGAGCGCGGCATTAAGTTGCGTGAAGAAGAACAGTTAAAGCAGCAACTGGCTGATGTGTATAAAGCTCCTACGTCGGGCCTAAACTACACATCCGACCAAATGGCCGAAATGCGCAGAATGCAAGGCACAGGCTCGTATGACATTGAAGCCGTACCCGGTGCTGAAGGCCAAGCCCCCACACTTCGCTATACACCTAAACAAGGGCTTGATTACGGCGACGCGGGTGCTGGGCTTCCTACTGATTTTGCTCCCCAGCAAGTTCAGATGTACGGTGGTCGTAGTGTCGCTGGGCAGTTTGATCCTGCCGCGCTACAAGGTTTGCAGGCTCGTCGAGCTGCTGAAGTTGTTGGTGCTAGCGGGGACTTCCGCGGTGCAGCTCAGCTTCAGGCTGATGCCCTGCGTATGGAACGTGAAGCCCAAGAAGCACCTCTTCGTTTTCAGAACTTGCGTCAGCAAGTTACCCTTGGCGGGCAACAGATTGAATCTGGCGGTCTCGATATCGACGCTAAACAGCGAGCGCGAGCGGCTAATATTCGCACGGACTCATTTAATACTTGGCAAGCAGCAAATCCAAACGCTACACCCACTGAAATGTTTACGGAAGCGCGTAGACTTGGTATGCCGGTTGACGAACAATTTAAGATCGCTTCTAGCGTAACAGGTTTGAAAGAAACCTCGCTAAAAAATAACGAGCTAGCCATCAAAGAAATGGTGCAGAACAAAAGCCTCGATCAGCTTACCCAGATGCATAAAGACAACGATTTGCTTGACCCCGGGTCACACTTCGAGGTAATTCGTGACAAGAAGAATGGGCAAGTAACCCTGCAACGAGTAGACAGTAAAACTGGCAAAGCTATGGGCGGGCCAACATTCACAGGTAGCGAAGCCGAGGCTACGCGTTATTTGTACACTGCAGCTACTGCACCCGAAACAGTTGTAGACTTCACGACCAATTTAGATAAAGCTAAAGCTGCAATCGCAGCAAGCAAAGCTACGTTGACAAGTGCAATGGCGCAAGCGAACGCAGCGAACGCTCGTGTAAATCTCACTAAATCGCAACAACTGCAACTTGATGAGTTGAACGACGCTCGTAAGAAGGCACTTGGTTTTGCTGAGAAATTTGAAGAGCTCGACGAAAAAGATAAAGCCGGTGAAAAAGGTCGTAACCTCATCAAGCAATTTAATTTATACAACTCCAAAGCTGGTGGTCAAACTGGTTTAGAGCGCATGCAGGCACCAGAAAAACGAGTTAGCGATGCGGCTGTAGCGTCTTACGCCAAAGACCTTGTTGGTAAACCAACTGGTCGTCGTGTGAATGGTGTTCTAGAGCGGTATACTGCGGAAACAGCTGCCGCCGCTGCACGTAGGGCCCTCGCAGATCAGGGAGAAGATACGCAAGGCGCACCAGACTGGAAGCCGTAACAGCATATAAGTAATCTAGGAAAAAATTATGGCAATTCGTAATCTCCAGCAATTAAGGGAAAAGGCTCCTGCTGAGTTCCGTAATCTTTCTGACGAAGACTTAGTCGACAAATATAGTCGAAACACTGGTATGGCCTACGAACAGGCCGCTGACTATTTTGGTATAGCCCCTAGAGGAACTTTGCGTGAGATGGGCCGCCAGTTAGCTGGCGGTGCAGTTGTTGACCTTCCTAAGATGATTGGGCAGGGTCTTCAGTACACAGAGCTAGCTCCTAAGTACGGCAAAGAAATGGCACAGGCTGCCGAAGCTCGTGCACCTGATTACGCTCCTGATCTACGTGACCGCGGGCTAGCGGGCAAAGTCGGTATCTATGGCGCTCGTGGTGTCGCTCCCGTGCTAGGTACTACAGCATTGATGTTTACCCCCGGTGGCCAAGTAACAGCTCCTGTTGTTGCGGCCGGTTTGTTTGGTACCTCATCTGCACAAGAAACCTACGACAAGATTCTCGAACAAACTGGTGACCCAGAGGCTGCTACTGCTGCCGCACGCCGTGTTGGTTTGATTCAAGGTGTTGGTGAAGGCGCTGCAACGTTTGTTGGCGGTCGTATTTTAAAAGGTCTAGCTCCCGGCCTAGGTGGCGGTGCACGTACTACCGGACAGGTTGCTACTGGTTTAACAGACACATCGATTGCGAAGCCTTTTTTGAAGGGCATGGCTATTAACGCTGCCGTTCAGCCTGCAACAGAAGTAGCTCAAGACTTAGGTTCTTATGCTGTTGAACAAGCCTATGGTGCTAAAGCCGAAGACCCCTATGCTATTGCAGAACAGTCTGCGCTTGGTGGTTTAGGGTTAACCCTACTACTAGGCCCTTTGGCACTCGGCTCACATAAGTCTAGGTCTAATCGTTCGGCGGCATTAAAAGATGCGTTGTTTAATCCTGATGCTGATCCAATGGTTACGGCAAAGGCGCGTGATCTGGTGATGGCTGAGGCGAAGCGCCAAGGAATTCCTGATAGTAATATTGATGCATGGTTTAACCGTCAACTAACCATCGAAGACCAACGCAACGAATCGCTACGCCAAGCCGAACTGCAAGAGCGTGACAAACAAATTAATCTGATGGGTGAGACAGCCCAAGGACTTGAAGGTTTGCAAGGTGGAATGTTCTCATCCCTTGACCAACAGCGCAGGTTCGAGCAGGGCTTGGGTGCAATCGAGCCTAACATCCAAGGGCCATTTGGTTCCTTAACTCAACAGCAGACATTCGAAGAAGGTCTGACAGCAGCTCGTGACGCTAACATCGCTCGTGTTGGTGGTGAGTTCCAAGACCTGATGGCTAATCGCATGGCAGGGCAGATGGCTGCTCAGGAACCCGGCCAACAGTTTCAAACTATGCAAGCCCAACGCGAGCAAGGTCTGCAGACTGCGCAGGATGTTGGTGCTCAGTGGCAAGAAATTAAAATTGATAAGCAACGCACTCAGTTTGATATCGAGGAGATGGGCCGTGACTGGCAAAAGCTGCAAGCTGAGTTGCCACAACCTGTTTCTACTGCGTTAACCTCCGGCCAACGTGCCGCTTTGCGTGGCCCCGAAGGCGAGCGCCTGAAGCAAACATCGTCGCCACTACCAGCACGTGAGCTACCCCCAGCTACTACTTTGTTGGCAAATGAGCCTGCGCCTAGCTCGCCTTTACCACAACAAGAAGCTGCACCTAGCAGTTTATTGACTGACCGTCCTGTTGCACCCGAGTCTACCCCTGCTTCTCCTCTGGGTGGTGTGACCACAGCCGCCCCTTTGCCTCCTGCGCCAGCCGCAGGAGGCGTTTCTTCTACTCCTGCTACGACTACCCAAGATGGCGCTCAAACCACTCAAGCCAAGCAAACAAAAACGAAAAAACAAAAAGCACCCATTGCCGTTGGATCAGTCGTAAAGGTTAACGACAAAGAGATCACACTCAGCCAAGAACAAGCTGATGCATGGAACAAGGCGCAGGAAGCTTACGACAGCAGAGCCCGTCGTGCCCGTGAGATGACTAACTACCAAGAGCGTGAGAGCGCCTTGCGTGGTGCCGGTATGCAGTTGTCTGCTGAGCGCAGAAAGATTACTGGTGCGTTGACTGCTAAAGAACAGCAAGCTGCCAACCGTGTTGCAGCTAGACAAACTGCGGAACAACGAACCCAAGATGACCTCGGTTTAACTGCAGCACTTCAAACAGCCAACCGCACTAATGTTGCAAATAACCCACTGCAAGCTGGCGTACAAGGCGCTGATAAGAAACCTGTACCGGGCAAGACTTCATTGACCGTCAGCTCCCTGCGCAACATCCGTGATGCGTTGTTGAACCCCTCCGCAACCGTCGAAGGTATCAGTGATAAAGAACAGCAGATTGCTGACGCTGTGCGTGCCTTTGCTAAGTCTTACTACAAGTTCAGCAACGCTGGCGGTAACATGCTTCGTGGTATCCCTACAGAACGCGCGATCAAGGGTGAGAACGGCGAAACAATTTATAAGCCAACTAAACTGGCTAGCCAAACCCCTGCGCAGCAACGTGGCCAAATCAAGGCTAAAACCGGTGCCCGTGTCAGCACTACCCTAGATCAGTTGGGAGAAACTCGGGAAGCTCTTGCTGGTTTGGGCAAAGCAGTAGGGGGTAACGCCAAGGATGTTGAAGCTATCGTCAAGCTTGTCAAAGATATGGTGCAGCAGAAGTTGCATACCGAAGTCAATGATGAAGGTATGAACGAAGATTTCGGGCAAACGGACGATGGTGATGATGGTGTAGCGCAGGCTTTCAAAAAGATGGACACCATGCTGTCGCAAGGGTGGAGAGCTGCTAAGGACAACATGTTCCAAGGCGTATCTGACGCCGCGTTCGTACGTCAGACGCCAATCAGAAATTCTAAAGAAGCTAACGCCGCCGCTAGCACTGCAGTAACGCTAGACACACCACTTGAGATGGCCGCACAGGGTTACGCCATATTTGGCAAGGGCGAACCTTCAACTGGTCTACTTGGTGTATTAAACTACATCCAAACACATGGCACGCCTTTCGAAAGAACTATTGCCAAAGGTGTGTTTGAGTCTTTGTATGACAGCGACACCGCGCCTAGGCTTGAATTTATTACTAAGGGTAAACCCTATTACGATCCAAAGACCAACACAGTCTATATCCAAAGAGATGCGTCTGCGGCGGTTACATTGCATGAAGCTTTGCACTCGGCCTTGCAATGGTATGTTTACCAGAACCCAGACGCACCAGAAGTTCGTGCATTAAAAGCGTCACTAAAACGCGTCGTTAACTTTAAGGGTGAACTGAGCCCTGACGCTAAGCGCGTGCAGGATGTTCTCAAGACGCTAGTGAAAGACAAGAAGGAACTCGACGCTGTTCTGGAATTGATTTCTTATGGCAACACGCTGAACGATTTCCGTCGCGCATTGGAAGCTATGGACAGCACTGAAGCTCCCAAGTCTTTCTACGATGCGGCCAAGAACGTCTGGCAAGCAATTCTGACCACAGTACAGAAGCTTGTTGGTGTTCGTCCATCCGTCGCCGCTGATGTGATTGGCAACACGTTCAAGCTGCTTGAGGCTGCTGGTTCTGGCAAGAAGGGCGAAGCCGTTGGCAACAGACTTGAGTCAAAAATTAGCACGCTCACTGATGCGTTTAAGAACTGGTTCAAGGACAGCAAGGTTGTCGACAACGACGGCAATCCGTTAGTTGTGTATCACGGCACAAGTGCTAGCTTTGACACATTTGAAAAAGATATGCTGGGTGCGGCAACTGGTGCCCCATCGGCTAGGCTTGGCTTTTTCTTCGCAGGAGACCCAGACACCTCCGCTGAGTACGCTAGGAACGCTAGACGTACACGAGTACAGAGCCCCGCAGAAGCAGAAATCTATTATCTGCGTAAAGACCTCGAGCGTTACCGCAAAGGTCTAGCTGACGCTACAGCGCAAAGAGACCCAAATTCTCCCGAAGGTAAATCGCTGCGGGATCGCCAAGTAAAATACCGCGCTAAGAGGCTTGAAGAGGCAAAGCAAAAACTAAAGAAAGACCCCAATGATTCGATGGCGAAATGGGAAACTGAGAACTTCGCCACGCAATTTTCAGAAACTACTTACGTAGACATTGCCAACTCTTATGTCAGAGACTATACGGAAAGTATAGCTAAGGCTGAAAAAAAGTTGCAAGCTTTAGAAGCTGAAGTTAATGCAAGTGCCATCGGGCAACGGGCTGGTGAGAACATCATGCCTGTGTATATCAGCTTGCAGAACCCACTTATCATGGATCAGCAGGGTGCTAGGTATCGCATCATGTCGTACCGCGACACAATCATGAAGGCGAAGCGTGATGGGCATGATGGCGTAATCATTAAGAACACATATGATGGCAAGAACCAGCCTAGTTGGTTACAGCGTTTAATTGCCAAATGGCGTAAAGAAGACGTTCCCTCAGACACAATTTATATTGCGTTTAAGCCAAACCAAATCAAGTCTGCAATTGGTAACAGGGGTACCTACGACCCTAACTCTAACAACATCCTTGAAGCAGCTGTCGAAAGCAATAAGCCTGTGTCTGATGCCAAAGTTGCAGAGACACTGGGCGTACGTGAGCAAGACTATAGCCGCTTTAACAAATCCAACGCAATCCAATTGCAGTTAACCCAGCGTGCGTTTGAAGTTGTTGGTTGGAACAGAGCAAATATGGAAAAGCTCACTGGCAAAGCCGGTGACAAGATGCGTGCGTTCATTTCCAAAAACTTCCCCGGCACTGAGATTCTATTGGGGTGGATCAACTCACGTTACAACGTCAGCAACACCGTGTCTCAAACCATGGATCGGTACAAGCTGAACAAAGGCATTGGCTATCAGTACGCTGAGGATTTGGCTAACGTAATCTCACGCCGCCCTGCAGAAGAAGTTAACGCCCTGTTCGCATACCTCGATGGGAACAAGCAAGCCTTGGACAAGATGCCCGATTCTATGAAGCTCAAGGCTGTTGCTGACAAGCTAGATCAATGGTTCAAGCTCTATGTCGCCGAGTTGACACCTGTCGAGCAAAGGTATTTCAATAGCCGCAAGTTCTCTGAAAACTTATTGTTCCCAGAAACCACTGAGCAAGTGGCCGGTAACACATTTGGCCTTGGAAAAATCAATGAGGTTCTTGGACTTAAACGTGAGAGCGAGACTGAGCTCGATCAGGACTGGTTCCAAAAAGACGACAACGGAGACCTCGTAACGGATGGCGACGTATACCGCGTTTTTGAAGCTAACAACCTAACTGCCAAAGGCGGCATGGTACCTGCTGGGTTTATTTCTGCTGCCCGCTTTGCTGAACTCAACAATGTAAACCCAATGGGCTATGTTGTTGATACATCTCGCAAGTGGTTGTTTGAAGGTGTAAAGGACAAAAAGTATTCTTTCGTAACCAACACAACTGCAAAAGAAAAGATCGCTAATGAAAAAGCTGACGACGTAGCTAACGCATTGCGTAACACTATTGCGGCTCTGGCAAACAACTACGCTAGTAAGCATTTCATCAAGTCTGTGTATGACATGGGTCGTGGTGACAACGCCCATGCACAAGTTGCGTTCGACAGCTTAGAAGAAGTAAACAAAGCCTTCGGTGTCAACCTACGTGAAAACCAAGTGTTGCCGATCTCACGCGAGATTTCTCGTTCGCCTCAGACTAAGTCCTTGTACCGCCAATCTGGCACATGGGTAAAACTTCCTGACAACTCCCCTGCGTATGGCGAACTGGCTGGTAAGTATCTTCCCGGCCCAGTGTGGAACGCTATGGGCGATATGTCTGACAGGCAACCGGTCATTCCTTGGCGTGCAGCTAACAACGTTATGCGTTGGTTTAAGAAGTCGAAGACGGTCTGGAACTTCGGCACACACGTGACCAACACGGCGTCCAACGTCACCATGGCCATGATGCACGACATCTCGTTCTCTACCATGGCTACGGCGTCTCAGATTTTGTCTAAGTACGAAGCTAATCCTAAGCTGCTTAACAAGGACGAGTTGGCACTGATGATGGCGTTCCGTGACTCTGGTGCTATGTTGGCTGATTACTCTAGTGCCGAGGTTAAGGAAGCCTTGTACAAAGCCCATGCTGAGAACTTACGCGGTGGCGAAGACGTGTCTGTGATGCGCCGTGTTGCAGGATGGCTAAACATTGAGAAGTCCAAAGCTGAAGCGATTAGTAGGCTGACTGGAAAAGCAGGTAAATTTGTCGACAGAGCTGACGAAGTTGCTTCTCAGATGTACTCTGCTGAAGATAATATTTTCCGTCTGGCTGCGTTCCTTAAGACCGCAGGTGCTTTGCAAAACCGTGCAGGGCTAGAGGCTCCTACACAAGAGATGATGCAAGAAGCTGGGCTGTTCGCACGCAAAGCATTCGGTGACTATGACATCGACTCTAAGGCTGTGAAGATCGGACGTCAAACTGTACTTCCATTCGTGTCGTGGGTTTACGCAATGGCTCCAGTCTTAGGCCGTATCGCAGTGTATGAGCCTTGGAAGCTGACCAACGTCCTTATGGCTTATATGATCCTCGAAGCTGCTATGGGTGCTGCCGCAGGTGATGACGAAGAAAAACGTATCGACGGGCCTGAGGCATTGCGTGAGCGTTTGTTTGGCTCGATGGGCCCCTACACGCATGTCCGCATCCCGTTCATGGGCGATGACGAAAACCCTGTGTACTACAAACTTGGCGACTACTTCCCAACGTCAACATTTACACGTGGTTTGCCAAATGGTCTGATGGGGCAGTCATGGATACCTGCGTCGATCACACCTAGCGGCCCGTTCGTTAGCGCCATCCTTGGTCTTGTCGGTGGCGTAGACCCATATACGGGTAAATCCTTACATCAGCCAACTGATACTGAGTGGCAAAAACTGTGGACTGCTGCTAAATTCACATACGATACAGCAACCATCCCATTGTTTAACTCTAAGAACATTGAGAAGGTCAACGATCTAATCGATGAAAAAACTGGCATCACTGGTGCTGAGCCATCATCACTGTTTATTGCTCGCGCATTTGGATTGAAGTTCTACGACTACAACGAAGGCGAGCAAGCCGCCATTAATGAGACAATCGAAAAACGCATTACGAATGAGTTTAAGACTGCTATCAACAAGGCCAAGCGTGAGGAGTACCGCAAAGGCTACCCAGACTATGAAGAGCTGGACAAGACTTTAGAGGACTTGCAAGTTCGCATGCAAGAAAAGTTAGACAAAGCACGAGGAGTGGAAGAGTAATGGCTAAGACACCAGCATGGCAACGTAAAGAGGGCAAGTCCGAAAAGGGCGGGCTCAACGCTAAGGGGCGTGCCTCTTATAACAAAGCAAATCCCGGCAAGCCGGGTTTGAAGGCTCCTCAACCAGAGGGTGGCCCACGACGTGACTCATTCTGTGCCCGCATGGAGGGTATGAAGAAAAAGCTCACAAGCGAGAAGACGGCTAAAGACCCGAACTCCCGCATCAATAAATCGCTACGTGCATGGAACTGCTGACATGGCTACCAAGTCTAAATCCACAGTCAACGCAGCTGGCAACTACACCAAGCCTGAACTGCGCAAGCGGATCGTGTCTCAGGTAAAAGCAGCTGCTACGCAAGGCACTGGTGCAGGCCAATGGTCTGCCCGTAAAGCACAACTCGTTGCCAAGAAGTACAAGGCAGCCGGTGGGGGGTACAGAGATTGAAAGCCTCTCAGAAATCACTTAAAGACTGGACAGACCAGAAGTGGCGTACCAAGTCAGGCAAGCCATCCAGTAAAACTGGTGAGCGCTATCTGCCTGAAGCCGCCATCAAATCATTGAGTCCTGCTGAGTACGCAGCAACGACACGGGCCAAGCGTGCAGGTAAAGCGCAAGGCAAACAGTTTGTAGCTCAACCCAAAAAGATTGCTGCAAAAACCGCGAACTTTCGTTAACCCTTGATTGGAGATTATTATGTACGGCAAGAAAATGATGATGGCCCCCGCCAAACCCGCAGGTAAAAAATCTGCACCTTTTAAACCCTGTAAAGGCTGCCCTAACCCAGCCAAGTGCGCCAAGATGGGTATGTGCGCTGCAAAAGCTAAGAAGTAATGCCTGCTCTAGAGAACAGACTTACTCAGCAGCTTGCTGCAAAGGGTAATAAGAACGCTAGAGGTATGGCCATTGCCATTCTGACGAAGCGTGGGGATTTAGCTAACGGAAAGCTAACAGCTAAGGGTGAGGCTCGCCAAGCCCTAGGTAATGCCGGTAGAGCTAAAGACCGCGCTGCGAAAGAAAGTGGACGTTCGCCAAGCGAGTATAAATACAACGCTAAAACGAACTCCGCTACGCTTAAAAAGAAGTAGTTACTTCATCCCTGCTGAACGTGTTCGTGCAAACGAACGGTTCGCAGACTTAGGAACTGCGCGGAGGTTACCTCCGCCATTTCCACCGCCCTTTGCAATGGGCTTCTTATGATCGACGTCGAGGCCATCGCCCTTGCGGACGATGCCTTTCTTTTCCATATGCCGACGTGCCGCGTTGCGGTCAGCTCGGTTAGCGATCTGTTCAGGTTTGCCTTGGTAGTTGGCGTACTCTTTCTTGTAGTCACGTGGCATGATGTTGTCCTCACAAAAGATTGCTTATTGTCCCACAGCCGCGCCATTTAGAACAGCCAGTAACACGGGGCTTTGCTCTCTGAATGATGTGCCGGTTAGTGTAGACACAAAACGAGGGTGATTTAGGTTCACCATCACGCAGTGTGTCTGGCCGGGGCTTCTGTCCTTGCATCCTTTGAACACAGTCACACGCTCGCGGGCAGAGATCAATGCACCATTGGCCTGTAGTTCCCGTACAACACGATCCATGCTGTCCTTGGTTCTATTGAGCCAAGACTTGAGTAACGCCAAGTTGAGCGCCGCTACGCTACCGGGCAACACGGGGTTAGCCGCATCATAGACAACCTTGATACGTGCAACGGCTTTATCTGGAGCGGGCTGTGTCACCTGTTCTTTGCCTGAGCCATACACCTCTGTGCAATGCACCAAGCGGTCATTGTGTTCCATCAGGTATTGGCCAATGGTGTCGAACACATCTGACTTACTTTCAACCGCGGCTTGACGAGTCTGTTTAACGCGCTCAATCATGTACTCAATGGTTGCCTTGATGTCGAACGGAAACAAGCCCAGTGCTTCACCGATACGTCCCATGCCCCATGATGCAATGAGTAGCGTTCTGTAGAAGCGCTCTTGTGGCTCGAACACAAAGCCGAACGTTTTATTAAACGAAGCCTCAGACCATTTCCATACAGCCTCGGGGCCGCCCTTGTCGATCACAACTTGCACGAGCTCAGGGAAAGCCCAACCGTTGTTCTTTTCTACGATCTCATAAAAGTCGTAACCATTGCTACGCCCATCCTCGCGGGTAGCGATAAATTCTCTGTCGTGCTGTGTGAACTCCAAGCAACGAGCCTTCAGTGGGTCATTGCCTGCCTGCGCGTTCTCGAACTTCTGATACAGCGAAATGTTGGTCGACATATGTGTCGGCCCGCACCATGTAGCAGGGTCACGCAACTCCCGTTCTTTGGTCATGGAAATTTTCTCACGACCTTGGCTAAATGTGTAAGCCATGTCGGCCATGTCACGGTCATCAGCCCCAGTCATCTCATCAATGCAACAAGGCAAGTTGTTCAGCACGCCACGCATCTTGTACAGCGCGTTCGCTGTGTCTTTCTGACTCAGGAACAATTCCTTGGGATAGCCGATCAAGCTGTTAACGCCGATGATGGACAGTGACTTGCCCGTTGTTGTCTCATGTGAATAGATCGACACGATGGCCGTTGCGTTACCCGCGGCAGGGCCTAAGATTCCTACTGTGCCAGTGAGCACAGACGCACGAATATTGTCCGCACCGGGTAGGTTCAGCATAGCCATGGCACGCACCCACTCAGAGCGTTCACCATGCGGGCCAATGAGCTTAGAGAAGTTAGAGGCAGGGCCACGCAAGCGTGTGTCTATTACACCTGTCGTAGAGCCGAGCACTGTCTGCCCGCACATAAACGAGCCATCTTCTTGCCAACCAAAGTTGATGTAGTCCAAACCTGTGGGCGCTTGTTGTTGCACCATGGATAAGTAGTCCATTAGATAACTCCGTACTTTTTCTTGCTGTCCAGCGTTCTTTATATAGATTTGTTGGTTCAATAAAAATCCTGAGAAGTCCTTACCGATCGAAGCAAGCACAGTGATCTCGTGTTCTGTTTCTTTCCACCCAGTCATCGGGTATTTGGTCAGCATCTTGAACGCTGACTTCTTACTCTCAGGGTCGTGGTACACACCAGTGATGTGCATCTCATAGGGGCTGACGTGGTCGAACTCAATTACCTCTTGCGCAACTTCATTGCCATTTGCATCGGTCGTTGTGATTTCAGTCTTGACCTCGCGCATGATGTTGTTGTTCTGAATCGCGTAGCCCTTGGGCAATGTGAACGTGAACTCTTCGCCTGCCTCAGTAACGATCTCAGTCTCAGTCGCAACGGACAACTGCGCAGGGCTTGTAATGTTTCCACGGCTCGGGCATCCCTCGCAACCCTTGGAGCACAGCTGCTCGAACTTAGCGCATGTGGTTGGCCCTGTACCATTCCAACCATCGAGTTTGACCATGCTTGCATCGAGATCAAAGTCAGGGTGCTTACCCGCGATCTTGATGACAGCTTCTTTGACATCGGTACAGTGTTTGGCTAAGCCTAGCGAAGCACGCCATAGTGGCTCAGGTACATCGCGACCAGCGGCATCGAGAACGCCGCCAGAATCAACAAGAGCTTTGACTTGGTTGCATCGGCTTGCAACTGCGTCGAGGTTGACATCATTTGAGTTGAGCACTGCATCGAGTATTGATGACTTCCCACCCTTGCGTGACGCAGTTGCTTTCTTTGCGACAGGCCCTTTATTGAACCAAGGCTTGAGGATCGTGAAGAGCGAAGCAGGATCGTAGTCTGGGCAGTCCGCAACACACTTGACTTCCTTCCATGGCTGTTGCTTCTTATGATGCGTGCCGACGGGACGGAGCACCATAGATGGGTCGTGAATCTTTGATGTGTCAATTACAACTCCCTGTTCTTCTAATGCAATGCGAAATGCAATGGAGGCTTTCTCCCAGTGTTCCCTACTCACAGCCTGTGTCAGTGGCCAATACAAGTGCACGCCGTTGCCGGATGAAATCACCATGGGGTCTGGCATACCAATAGCCGCAAGCGCAGGCATCATCGCCTTCATACCTTCAGCCTTAGTGGCGTAAGGTGTCTTACTGCCAATATCCAAATCGAGGGCCAGTGCTTTGAACCAAGTGGCTTGCACTTGTTTACGTTCGATCTTTTCACGACCATCCGGTCGAGCTACTCTGTTGTTTGTAAACGCACCAACAGAAAAATAAATTGTGGTCTCAGGTTCAGCATCCCACATTGAAATGTTGGCAACAGCTTCGTCGATATCTGAGAACGATCCGCGGTTCCAACCGAACCCTCTTGGGTTTTGGCCTGTGTGGTCAGGCTTGTGTGCCATGATGACGACTTCGTCACGTTGGGCAAATATACGAGTAAGAAAGTTTTTTGTGTCCAAGACATGCCCCTAGATGAAAAACCCCGGCGTTACCCGGGGAGCGATTTACGTTTTTATTTTATTACTCGTCGAACAAACTGTCGAGCTTTGCCGCTAATTCATCCGACGCTTTTACTGGAGCGACGACTGGTTTTGCCGTTGTGGTTTTCTGTGGAACACCATGAGACACCGTTTCGTCTTCGTATGCATCATCGACTTGTTGTACGGGTGCAACAGGTGCCGCAATACTTTGCTTCGCTGTTGGTGCCGCAATAGCAGGCCCTGCCGCTTGAGGAGCGAGCTGACGTGTAGCTACTTTAACAGAATCACTTGCCAACAAAGTGTCGACGCGAGAAATTGCTTTCTCAGGCACGTAACCTTTTTGTTTGAATGTGATCTTGGGGAAGCTAGCTTGATCGTCGAAGCCCAACTCAGTGATGACTTCTTCAGGGCCAATGCCGTAGTTGCCCAAGTCCTTGAAGTACTCACGCAAAGCTTTCATGCCGCTGACAGGCACAGTCAGGCTGTAGACCTTTGATGGATCAGCCGCGGCCACCACTGCCAAGTGACGTTGATCGGCACACATCTTTGACTTTGCACCAGAGGGCAGAATCTTAGAGCCAAGCACATTGTTCGGGCAGTCAGCGCAACCACTGTGCACGGGAGCCTCAACGCTAGCATCAGGCTTGAGACCATCATTCGACCAACAATCTGGGCGGACATTCTCTGCTGATGCATCGAACGCTTTAGCGTAGAACACCTTGGAGACCCTAGGGTTTGCACCTACGATGATGGTGTCCAATGTGACGCCAACTGTGGTTTCAACACCGTCTTCGCTCAGGCGGTAACGCCCTGCACGAATGCTGATACGGGGAATACCACCGCCATTGTCACTGCCGACGATGGCAGAAGCAACTGTTGACTTAACGCCTGCTTGTTGACGGGCGGCGATACGGGCTGCAATGTGTGCAGGTACTGTTTGAATGTTGCTCATGATTATTCCTTTGATTGAGCTTTACGTAGATTAAATACGCGGGTTGATGAGAAGTTGACACCGGGGGGTGGAGCACCATTGGCTTCAATGAAACTCTTAACTCCCAGTTTCGATGCGCGGGCTTCTACC